TTTCAGCGCTGGCACCAGGCGGCACCTGCCCGGTTGAGCAGGCGCGAAAGGCGCAACGTTAGTCGGTAAATTTGTTTGTCAATCTGGGTAAACTGGGAACGTCCGGTGGGGGGGGGGGTTGCGCGGAAAGGGCGCAGAATTGGCTTGTATCTCGTCACGGTGTGGCATGATCCGCTCGCGTTGCTAGAGCAACGTTTCCTCTAACCGCTGCGCTAGGCGCATTTCCCAGCCGGCCCGGCCCGCGGTAGGGAGAAATGACTCGCGCCCGTGGCCCCGCAGGCAGGGCCTCGATCCTCAGCAGCTGCTCGTCGGTAGTTACAATGTGGCGCGCGAGCGTATAGATTCACCCACCGAGAGCGCTGGTGCAAATCAATTCTTAACGACTTGCTCATTTTTAATGTAAGGATGAGCTGGCGAGCAGTTTTTCAAGCTGGAGGGCCAGCGCCCGCTCGCGCAAGTCAGGGACCGGCGCGCCAGCCAGCTCGGCCAAGGAGATTATTTGCGTGTCGGCCGGCGCTTTTGGGTTGCCCCGCGCCGAGCGGTGCGTGATTAGAAAACTCCTCGATGCGCCGCCCTTGAACCAGACTTGCACCAGGGCCCGCCGGCGTAAGGGACTGCCAGTAAAGACGCACCAGATCCCCTGGACGGTTGCCAGCACCGCGGCCCGCAGCCGCTCCGGTTCGTCCCGGGCCATGAGCTCGACCGCCTCGGACCAGCTGGCCGACAGTGGATGCTGGGCAACGGCGCGGGCCTCGGTCTGCTCGTCGACCAGGGCCCGCTTTTCGCGATCGTATTGACTCACCTTTTTCGACCAGGTCGGCGATTGCGGGTCGGCTTCAAAGCAGGACAGTGCAACTTCGAGGCGCTTGTCGACCTCGGCCAGTCGACCCTCGAGCTCGGTGAGTCGGGCCGCGCCCGGGTCCTCGAATAGCTCAGAGGCCCCAAGCTCGCGCAGGCCCGCCTTGCCGAGAAGGGAACTCTTGAAAGGCAGAAATGGAAAAGCGCGGCGTTCGCCGCGCTGCATGATGCCGGCGGCGTTTACCAGGTATTTGTACACGGACGTCGTGATGTGCAGCTTGCTGCCGTCCAGCGCCGAGTACAGCAGACCGGCGAAGGGATTGGACGCGCCGCTCTCGCAAGGCCGGCCTGAGCGCTGCCGGCGCGAGTCGATTGCCTTCTGCGCCGTGTACCACAAAGCTTCATCGACGGCGGCGGGATAATAGCCGGCAATGGGCTCGCCGTCTGGCCGCCGGCCCCCGGACCCATTGCCGGGTTGATAAACGCCAATAACGGCCTTGTTACGGAGCAGCTTGCAGACATAGCTACGCTCCCATAAGCCACTTTTGCCGATCGGTGGAACCTTCTCAGCCTGCAACCGGGCAAGAATGCGCGTTAGGCCGAGGCCGCTGGCGCACCAGCTAAAAATCTTGTGAACCGTCTGCACTGCATCATGCCGCAGCCGGTAACGCCCGTCGGCGAGCTCGATCCAGGACGGGCACACGGCCCCATGCGGCTTTTTCTCGGCGCGGGCCCTGTCTTTTTTGTCGCGCCAGGCCTTGCCGCATAATGTGCTTTTGCGCCGGCTCTCGCTGTTACCGCGGGTCAGCTCGTGCAGCATGGCGCTGAGCTGGTACGACTCCATGGCACTGTCGTAGGTCATCTCGAAGGGATCCAGCTGCACAATGCGTATGCCGGCGCGGACCAGGTCGAGTACCACGGGAATGGCATCGACGGGATTTTCGCGCGTCAGGCGGTCCAGACTCTCGACAATCAGAAATGAGCCGGCCGGTATGCGGCCGCGCTGGACCAGATCGAAAAAGCCGGCCAGGGCGTGACGGGATTTCTTGCGATGATCGCCGCGGTATCCGCTGACGCCGCGGTCGACCAGCCGCAAGCTGGTATCGAGTCGTACCTCGGGATGCCGGGCCAGCCAGGCCTCGCGGGCATCCTTTTGCCGGGCCAGCGAGTGACCTTTTTCCTGTTCGGGTTTAGAAAAACGGTCATAAGAAAACGCGATCTGTTTCGAGCCGTTCGCTTGCACTGCAAACCTCCGTAGCCGTTTCCACAGGGCAACAGAGGTATTGTAACTATACATAGTTAAAGTGTCCACACGATTACGGTGGTGTTGACACTTTAACTATGTCCCCCTACAATGCTCTTACCGATCGAGCTGCGCGACACGGCAGCCGTCAACCGCCAGACGTAACCATGCGGGGCCCGTAGCGTACCGCCGGCAGTCGCATTCCGGCCGGGCCTTTCGGCCAGGGCGTCGTCGATCAGTTGCACTGCAAATCCTCTGGAATTGCCAACCCCTTTCGTCCCATCATGGCCACTAGCTCCCTACGCCAATTATCCTTCATTTCTTCAGAGCAGTGCGCCATTGCGTCCGTCCACGTCGGCCAACGGCCTGTGATCGCATTGAATTTCATCTGGTAGTAAAGGCTATCTTTGTTATGCGGCATTTCGGGAGGATGATTGACGGCGCACCAATCGCAAGTCCCTGGTGGATTAGGAAGCATCCTCAACCCGCCATCTTCAATGGGCATTGGCTCGCCAGTCTCGATGTCAATGCTTGAGGCGTCGCCAACTTTGCACAATGGATTATTTCTTCGCTTTGGCATTATTTCCTCACCTGCTGTCCGTTGGAGCGGGCGTGCCGCTCAACGGTAGCCGCCATAACCCCGACCGCGCAGGCCGCCGCCGCCGTAGCCGCCGAAGAAGCGGCGGTCGCCGCCGAATAACCGGCGCTCACCGCCAAAGAATGCCCGCTCGCGGAAACCCTCCCGGAAGGATGACTCCGATCGGAACGATTCCCGAAACGAAAACTCGCTGCGGCTGCGGAAGCGCGAGAAGGAATCAAAGCTAAAGCTGCTGGCACACGGGGAGCGGAAGGCGAACGATTCAAAGCAGACCGGCACCGCCTGCACGAACACGGGCACAGGCACGGCAACCGCCTCGCGAACGATCTCGCGCTGGATGACCGGGACTTCCACCTCCCGGATGATCTCCCGCTCGCGCACGGGCACGCGGACGTCAAATGCTTGCGGCTGTATCCGGATGACTTCCTCGCGCACGCGCTCTCTCACCCGCTCTTGCTCGACCACGGGCGGGACGACTCTTTGCGGGTGCGGCCCGACCTGGGCGGGGCCGATGGTTGCCGTTGCCAGGAGCAGAGCGATTGCGATGCCTTTCATGGCGTTCTCCTCTCAGAAGGGCGGGCGAAGTTTCAACGACGATAGCCGAACATACCCCGACGGCCGAAGCTGGTACCCGAGCCGCTGGTGCAACCGACCGATCTAGGAGCCCGAGGTTCTGTCATCGGCGATTGCGCCAGCGGAATGCCCGCCGTGGTCAGTCCGGTCGAGATGGCTTCGCGACTTTCCATATCCACGTCCACGGGAGGTTCACTTTTCGTAAGCGGCGTTTCGCTTTTCGGAGCCATAGTTTCACTTTTCGTAACTGGCGCTTCATGTTTCGGTTCCACCTGGGCGCCCTGGGCGGCCTGGGCGGCCTGGGGCACTGGACTCACCGACCGCTGGGCCAGTTTGATTCCGGTCACGCGCTGGCCCAAGACCAGTGCAGCGTCGTTGCGCTTCGGCCTGGCACTGGTGCCAGAGCCGAAAGCGGGCACTAACATAAGCAGGCAAAACAGCCCCACGACAATCAGCCTCATGGTTTCCCCCTTTGGATTCATGCCGTCATTCCCTCGAAATCAAATACCCGTTGTTCCATCCGCCTTGCCGCGATTTCGCAATAGCGCTCCTCGATTTCAATGCCGATGGCTTGGCGGCCGAGGTCTTTGGCCGCGCGGAGGGTCGTGCCGCTGCCCATAAATGGGTCCAGAATCAGGCCGTAACCACTTTCTGATAAGATTCTGTCAATAAGCATGACTGGCTTCTCGGCTCGGTGTTGCGTTTCACCCAGCGTAGTCATCCATTTATGGTGCCAAATATCGGGTAATGAACGGTTAGATATGGAAAACTCCGGTTGAACGAAAAGTGCGATAATCTCGTGTTGAGGTCTCAGGCCACGAACTCCGCCAGGTCCGATCCATTCTTTGTCCCATACCAACAGGGATTCGATAGACCAGCAAAGATCAAAACTAGCTTTGGCCAACACCGGGAATGATCTCCACGAGTTGAAAACCCAAATACAGCCCTGCAGATTTGCCGTAAGCCTCTTACACTCTTTAAGCCAAGCAACATAGAAATAAGCGGAATTCATCAAATCGCCCCAGCCTACTTTCGCCTCTGTTGATGCCAAGCCGAATAAGTATGGCGGGTCCGCTACAACAATTCTCACTGGAGGCATTTGCGGCAAGAGTTCCAAACAATCACCGTGATAAATCGTGATGCCGTCTTGCTGGTAATATGGCTCGGGGCCAGCACTCATGGTTTCCCCCTTTGGATTCATGCCGTCATTCCCTCGAAATCAAATACCCGTTGTTCCATCCGTTTGGCCGCGATCTCGCAATAGCGCTCTTCGATTTCAATGCCGATGGCCATGCGATTAAGGTCTTTGGCGGCTCTGATCGCGCTACCGCTACCCATATAGGGATCAATTACACTTCCTGGACCGGCTTGCTCTATGCTCCATCGCATAAGACTCAGTGGCTTTTGATTGGGATGCAACTTGCGACTGTGGACTATATTTTCTTCCCCATCTCGCATGATCCCACGCCACAAATGCGTAAATAGCCGAGTTGGTCCCTTCCAATTGCACCAGGCCATTTCGCAATCGGAGCCCGAATGAAAAGGTGCTTTGCCGTCCAGCTTATCCCAAATAATCCATGTCCCGCCTTTGGGGAGACGGTCATAAAAACAGTGACCGCCCCATAAAACAACACGCGAAAAACGAAGCAGAGGAGAAGGATCGAATGTCTCCTGATCTCCACATATAGGCAAAAAATTGCCATCCAAGCGGCAATAATCTTTCCCCAATCCGCTCCGCGCCGAATTGTGAGTTGATGAGTACGCAATGCCCCAAGGAGGATCGGTTAGGCAAATATCCGCTTGCAACGACGGCAACAATTCCCGGCAATCTCCGTGATAAATCGTGATCCTGTCTTGCTGGTAATATGGCCTCACGGTTTCTTCCCTTCGGTCACCCGGACCAGGCAAGTTGTAAATCCCGTGGTCATACCCCCGACCGCACTGGTCGCCTGAATCCGCCAGGTTCCCGGCGTCACGCTCCAGACGGAGCAGCTCTTGGCGTCGCGCTCGCTGACGATCAATTCTTTGTCCAATGATTGCCATTTGACGAACACGCCCGAGGTCTGCGCCTCGAGGATGCGCGGCGGCTCAGCGGCCATAATCTCGATTTCCGCCGGCAACGTCAGGCCGTTGTCATTGGGACTAACGCCGCTTTTGAGCTGCGTCTGCAGCTGGAAGTTTTTCCATTCGCAGGCCATCCAGCCGGCGATCGCCGCCAGGATTCCGACCAGCACATAAATCATCATGTCCTTCACCGGCGTCCTGGGCGGCGGGCCCGGCACAAACAAGGGCGGCTTATACTCGGCCGGCAGGTTGCCATCTGCCATGACACCCTCGGGGACACGCAAGACCAGGATCGGGCCGTTGACACTCACGGAAGATTAACCGCCTTCACTAGCAACCCCGCTTCAACTAGCCGGGCATTTAGCTTGCGCGGATCGGCTGCATCAAACGGATGAAACGAGAATATGCCATCGTCGCCGCGGAGTCGCCAGCGCCGCTCGCCGCCTTCACGCACGACCGTTCCCGCGTCGCGATGACAGCGGGAGCAGGTTTGATTATCAATGTCCAGCGGCTGAAAACCTCGAGGAACGAGTCGCCCGTCCCTGTCGGCTCCGCGCATGGGCATAAAAGCGGCATCCAAAGTGCCCGTCGGCGAATATTCTTGCACGCTCCAGTCATTGGACTGGAGCGAGCACTTGCGGCGGGTGCGGACCATCACGGTATGATCGCTGCCGCGCTCATCGGTCACCACGAGCAGTTCACCTACGCGCGTATCCCGGCCATAGCGCCAGTGGATGCCATCGAAAGTGCCGTCGGCTTTCTGGCCATGCCACCAGAGCATCGGGTTGTCCTTGCTCAGTTGAATGAAGCCGAACTTCTTGATCGAGCCTGGTCGGACGCCGCCGGGCATAAACCACGGATCTTCGTTATTCGCCGAGGTATTGTCATCAGCGCGCAAGATCCGCCAGCCTTCATCCGTAATCTGGTATAGCCGCGGCATGGATCCTTCATCGAACAGGATGAGGCCTTGGCGCTTGATGAAATTCAATCCAGCAGGCCAAAAACGCATCAGCTCCGCATGGCGTTTAGTTCCCGTCAACAGACCGTCAAACTGCGGAGCCGCAGGGGCATCCGCAGTTTGAGCAGTCAGCGCCGACAAGGCGGCGAGAACCACAATCGCACTTGCCGGCATCACACAGCAGGAACGACGCATTATAAAGCCGCGGAACAGGCGGAAAACAGGCGTCCAGGGCCCTCTCATGTTATTGCTTTCCAGAATCCCTTCGGGCATTCGCTAGTTGCCCGCCTGATTTTGTCGCCAAAAAGAGTGCGATGCAAGGGACAGCCACAGGCTAGGCAGGTGTCGCGCTTTTCGTCATAGGCGCCGCATTCGTTCGTGAGGCAGATCGCTTTGCGCCGCGCCGCCTCTGCGTCATCAACCTCGGGCCGCCCGGCCGCTTCCCACCGGGCGGTATCTTCGGCCCAATTCAAAATGCGCCGGCCGAGGGACGGCATGGCCGGCGGCGCATGCCGCCCGGCCGGCGGGACATTAGCGCCGTGCAGGGCATCGGGCGGGAACCCGTCATAAAGTGCGCGAAAGCCGGCGGCTACCGGATCGCGGCCGTCGTTGAAATAGAGCCAGCAAATCCGGCACTGCTCAGCGATTCGGTAGGAGCCTTCATGGGGCGCCCCGCGGCCGCAGGGCCGAAACTTGCTCATGGCGTAATTGTAGCCGTGATCGTGCCGTCGCATGGCGGCGTCGAGCCCGCGCAAGCCGAGCCTACCGAAGGATTGTGCGCCGAGCTCAGCGTTACGTTGAACGGCGAACAAGTAAAACCTGTCGTGCACAATGTAGAGGGTGCCGCGCAGCAGGTGTGCGTTGGCGCCGTCGCTTGCTCGACGATGGTCAGGCAGAATTGATTCGGAGGCGAATAACAGCCGAAATAAATCGACCATTGGACCCCACGGCACGGGTCGGGATTCACCGTGGCCACCCAGCAGCCAACGGTCGCATCCCAGACAACGACGAACGTTTTTCCGTTGAGACAGGTGAGACAGCCGGCCGGAGCCCCGCTGACCACGTCCGAGCCGCCTGTGATCGTCACATGAAGCGTGGCGGGAATGGCCGGGCAGCCGCAGGCGGCCACGGTGCCGCCGCCGCCGCCGCCGCAGCCAGTGCAGCCAGGACACGGAAACCACGCCACGCATTAGCACTCCAGTTGCACTATCCAGTATTTGTTCGCCGAGGCGTCCCAGGCTGCGATGCCGTGTTTGCCCGCGGCGCCCGAGAAAATGAAATTGCTCGAGGCGGCCACGTTGTAGACGGTCACCGTTGCGCCCGGATTCGGGCCGTTGAAATAGTAATTGACCGTGCAGCCCGCCTGGCTGGCATCGGTCGCGGCCAGAGCCGCCGCCAGCGAGAAAAAAATCCAGCCGGCCGATGTTGTTGGCGCCGCGCCGTCGATAATGACCGGCGAGCGGGCCCGCTCGACCTGGCCCCGGCGCTGGCGCTCGAATGCCACTACCGCATTCTGCACTCTGGCCGCTCCGGCCTCATCGAAAGTCACCAGTTCCATTACTGCGGATCCTCCCTGGTCACCAGCTCGCAAATCAGGCCCTGGCCGAGGGTGCCGCCGCCGGCAGTGGCCGTCACGTCGACCTCGAGGATATCACTGGCCAGCAGGCTGGTAGTAGTGAAGCCGGCCGCGGCTACCCAGGCGAAGGCCACGGTGCTGCTCGACAGAGAAATTGCCGAGGTCAGAATATTGACGCCGTTTTTCTTAAGCTGCACAGTGATAGTCGCCGCGCCGATATTCGCCACGGCCGCCGCGGCGCGAAACTGCACAACCAGGCCGGTAGCGCCATAGACAGAGTGAATTGGCCGCCGCTCGGTGACAGCCCCGACGCCGGTGACCTGGCCATACGTTTTCGTGAATTGCTGCTGAGATTTTGAGGCCTGGATGCCGGCAGCGCTCGCGACGCCGTTGTCCGTGATCGAGGCTGCCGGGCAGCTGAAAGTTTTGGCGGACAGGTTGCCGCCCACGTACAGATCAGTCAGTAATTGCGAGGCCATGGCGCACCTCAACCATTGATATTAAGCGGCTTGAAAGGCACTGTCCGGTAGGCAGCACATTGGCGCCACCAAAATTTAGCCGGGTTCTGGGCGTCGGCTACCGACAAAGGCAGGCCAGCGCCGTTTAGCGGCCAGGGAACGGGCGTTTTGTCCGTGCCGTTGGGCTTGATATGGGCGCCGTTTTTGTCGACATAGCCCATGTCAATCGGCCGCGGCTGCCAGTCGAAACCATTGGGGTCCTCATATTTGATGTGAAACTCATAAGTGATCTTGTAATAGAGCTGATTGTTTTCAAAGGCGCGGATGCCGCCGATGTTGACGCACTTGGCATAGCCCGGCGAAAAACCCAGGAAAATATCGCTGTTCACCGAATCCTTGTACTGGGCGGCCAGCGCCACATTGTAGACGGTCTCATTGCGCGTGAAGGTCAGCACCAGAACCGATTCATCGTAGGTGACCGGCGGGTCGAATTTCGTGCCCGCCGAATTGACGATCGGCGCGCCCGTGACAATATCCTTCTCCAGAGGCCGCTGGAAGGTAATAAAGCTGAACCGCACATCGGGAATCTTATTTAGCGGGTTGGCATCGGAGGCCTGCAGGTCGCCGGAACCTTGCGGTCTTGAACCGCGAAAAGGCCCGCCAGTCAGCAAATTGAGCAGGGCGGGGTCGAGCACGCGCGTGCTGTACTCACAGGTAACCACCCATTCAAAAGGGTTGTCCGTCGACTGCTGGGGCCGGATACGGCGGCAGAGCGATAGAATGTCCTCCTCGGTGGCGGAATAGTTGAAATAGCTCGAAAACAGGCGCGGAATGCCGGCGGCGGCCTGAACCTCGATCGGCCCGGTGCGAATGTCGTCGGTAAAAACCCTGAATGACCGGGTGTAATTGCGCATGAGCGCATCATCGAGCTCCATGCCCCGGCCCGGCGAGATTTCCGAAACATTCACAACCGACATTGCTCTAAGCTCCCGGGAGTTGCAGGACGTTAGGCGCCTTCTGTTGCCGTAGGGCCTGATTAATCTCCTCAGCGGCCCTGGTTGTCCGCTGCTGCTCCTCTTTCATGCTTTGCAGCACGCGCTCGAGCCGCTGCGTCTGAGTCTCGGCCGCGCCGACGGCATAATTACCGGCGGCAACCATGGCCGAATAGCCGGCCGTGCTGCCCATCATCACCGCGGCCGGGCTGCGTATCTCGTTACCCTTGTCCGCGGCCGCCACGACTGCGGCGATCTCGCGGGCGTAGGCCTCGGCAAAAAAACTGTTCTCCTGCATCACCTGGCCCTGCTCCAGTAATAGCTCATTCAATTGCTCCAGCGGTGTGCGCGTTTTTTGAAAAATGCTTGTCAGCCTTTCTTCCGTCACCTGCCCGAAATAGCCGCCAATGCCTTCATATTGCCTGTCCCTCAATGGTGGCGGTACGGGAGCGGTAATATCGGCCGTCGGGACCACGCCGGTAGCGGTAGCAACACTGGCAAGGGCCCGGCGGGCCTTGCGACTCCGCGAGTCCCAGAGGTCGCCCCAGTCGAGGTCGATTATCGACTGCCAGACTTCCCTGAGTTCCTTGGCATCATCCGTGAGACTCTGCACAAGGGCGACGCCCGCCCGGGCCATGGTCCCGGACCAGAGCTCTTGCATTTCTTTTTGCTCCTTGACCAGGGCCTTAACCTGCTCGACGTTCTCGGCGCTGTAGACGTCCTTGTAATAGCGCCTGGTACGCTCGCTGACCTCGTCCAACGCGGCAGCGCCCTTGGAAAGCACGCCCACCATGTCAATGCCAGTGCGGCTGAATATCGCTTGGGCCGCCGCCGCCTTCTCAGTTTCCGAGGATAGGCCTTTGAAAAAATCCAATAGCGAGCGAATGCGCTCGTATTCGGGCAGGGCCAGCAGCTTGGCGGCGTCGATGCCCACAGCGGCGAGTTGTTTGGAGGCCTGCTCGCTGCCGGCCTGAACCTGACCGAGGATGACATTCAGGTGACCCAGGGCGCGGGTGAACTCCTCGCTCTGACTACCAGCGAATTTCTGCACCGCCGCCATGTCCATCACGGAGAGGCCGACCTTGGCGGCATCCTTCGCGGTCTGGTTGATTGCTTCAGTTACGGCCAGGGCATTTTCGATTAGGCTCTTACCGAAGCCGGCGGCGAAGCCGGCAGTGGCTGCCTGGAGTCCCACTGTCAGCGTCCTGCTGAAATTGTTCACCTGGTCTGTAGCCTTCTGCAGTCCGCTTTCGAGCTCGGCCGAATTCGCCGACAGAAATACAGCCAGGTTACCGATACTGGCCATTACCACTGGCCTCCACAAATTTGCCGCCGAGGGACGCGCAGACTTCTCTGCCGATCGCGACCCACTGCTCGGCCGTCCGCGGCTGGGCCGGCTCCCAGCGCAACAGACAATCCGTAATAGTGAGAATCTTGCCCTTGACCCGATTAACATTGATGAGCGTGGCCACGAGTTGGGCGGCGCGAATATCAGCCCGCATTTCACCAAAGGGTCCGGCGATCCTGGCGTAGGCCTCCCACTCGCCGAGCTCGGCCGCGGTCATTTCCGCAAGCATGCGCCCGGGGCTGGCATAGCCCAGGGCCGCGGCCAGGTCTAAGACGAAACGGCGCTCGGGCCGCTCGCGGAGTTTTTTAGTAGCTCCTCCGAGGCCTCGACGCCGATCTTATTCAGTTTCCGGGCAGCGTTGAAAATGCGATCGAGCACATGGCCCGCCTTTTGGCCGAGTTCGACGGCGTCGGCCTCGGTAAAGACAGGCTGGCCCTGTGCGTCGCATAGGACCAGGACGCAAAACCGGGCCATGACATTAGCCCGGGCGCCGCCCAGCTTGCCGTCGCCGTTGCTGCGGTAGCTCTGGGCGAAGTGCTCGCGCTCGAGGGCGGACAGTGTGCGCAGAAATAACTTGCCGTCGACCGCCGGCCACTCCGGCGTCGCCACCGGCTCGATTGGCCGATCCTGGGCTGCCAGGATATCATCGCGCAAGGGCATATTTTTTAACTCCCCTCTAACTGCCAGCCGTGAATACCGGACTGCCAGTTATCGCGAACTCGACGTCGTTAGTAATGCGGTCATTGTCGGGGATGGCCAGTCCCAGCTTTGTCAAAAATCCTTTGCCCGTCAGGGTGCTTGCCGTGATTTCGGCGCCGACAAGGGGAAAAGTGATTTTCCACGCCATGCCAGGGGTGCGCAGTTGGCCGAGCCAGGTGGAATATTGCGCTTTGGTCCAGTTGAGCTTCATTGTCAAGACGTCGGGGTCTATTAAGCCCGGTTTGTACTCTTCCGTAGCATTGGGGCTGCCTAGATTCGTGAACTTGGTTTTTTGGACGTTCATGCCCGGGCCGGTGATCTCGATGACCTCGGCAATGGTCGCGTAGGCCGTGCCACCGGTCGGGTCGACGGCGAAAGTTGTAGTGACGCTATGCGTCCCCGTCGATGGCGAACTGACCAACGGAGTAGGCTCCGGCATTGCGCTGGTTGCTGTTTCAGGCATAGTCTGGCCTCACTCGTTAAACCAAATTTCCAGCGTCATTGCCGTCGCAAAAACGCCGGTACCCTCCCCCTGAAGCGGCGGCGCATAATTGTCGACGTCGTCCGAAACCCAGCAGGCCTGCACGGCGAAAGCGCCCATGGACCCCTTGTAGCCGTCGCATATCTGCCTGACCAGGTCGGCGAGTTTCTTGGCTCCCTGGTAGGTTAAATCCCAGGCCGAGGCTTGCACCAGGGCCTTTGTCGGCCGGCCGCGCGACGGCAGCGCGCCGCCGCCCAGCAGTGTTTGCCGCTCCGTGCCGGATCGCTCCAGCACCAGGTGCGGGAAGGCGACTGCCTGGGGCACCGTCTCCGGATACACTCGATCCTGGCACTGCGCCAGAAATTGAGTATTCGCCAGCAGAAACGCCGCCAGTCCTTTCTCGATCATGCCGGGCTCTTTAGGTTCGCCGTCTTGGCGGCTGCCTTCGCGGCCTCTTTTTCTATTTCGGCGCTAATCGTGTCGGCTACGGTCGCGCTCACCTGGTCGCGCGTGCCGTCGAGGGCTTGGCGTAAAAACGGATGGGCAAACGCCGGGGAGACGCGTTTGCCCCAAAAACGGCCGCCGCCATAGAGAACCTTTTTACTTCGTATGGCGACTCCCCTGCGGCCGAGCTCGACCAGGTGCGCGTACTTGGCGGGATTCTGTACCACCTGGACGCCGCCCACAGTGGCCGTCTGCTTGAACCCAGTTCGCGGGCCGATCGCGGCCAGGACGACGCCGCTGGAGCGGTAGGTCCGCATAACCACGCCAAGGGATTTTTTCAAGAGCCCAGTTTGCGTCTGGACCAATTGCCGGGCGCGCTGGACGATGATGCGACTGCCCTTGCCGAGGGCCTTGCGGAGTATGCGATTGCGAACAGTGCGGCCGAGCTCATCGAGGGACTTTACCAGTTCTTCGACTCCCGCCACGCGCGCGCGCACCGTAAAAGGCATTGCAGTTCCTCTCAGGTTGTCAAGAGCACCTCGCCGACGCCGACGGTCACGCCGTCGCTCATGACGAATTTGTATACGGCCCGATAAACTCGCTGCCTGTTCGGAAAGGCCGCCGGCGGCAGGTCATGGGTGAAATTATAACCCGTCAACGGATCGACATACCATAGGCCGCCCTGTTGAATCGTGTCCGAAATCGCCAGAGCGATTGTGACCGGCGGCGCCACCGTCTGCATCTCGGGCGAGGTGCTCGTGTCGGTCACGACACAGGTAATGGCAGTCAGATCGGCTTGCTTTACGGCGTTGCCAATATTGTGCCCATGCTCGTCGATGATGGCAGCACCCGAGCCGCCGCGGGCCGTAACGATTCCGAGAATAGTGGCGCTGCCGTCCTTGTTCGCCGCGGCCACAAAACAATGGGCTGCCATTTCTGCCTCTCAGCATGCCGGCTGCACTAACTGCAGGCCTGGAGCATAAATCTGCACGATTTGCGGGCCGGCGGCGAAGGCCTGGCCCAGCTCAAGGCCTGGAACGTAAACTTGCACCTTGGCCAGGCAGGGCCCGCCCGCCGGGCGACTGATGAAATTGAGCGTGGACGTACCATTCCACGTCGCGG